TCGGCACAACTGCTTTTTCCTTGTTGGCAATCCAGTCGGCCATGGCTTGAGCAGGTGGGTACTTGTCCCTGTATTGGAATGGCGACCTTGGAGCCTTTACGCTTGACGTTTTGCCTCGCACCCCTTGGTCAACGTACTTCCAATAGGGGTTAGCCATGATAGCCACCACGATTTGCTTTGCGGATAGTTCGATGTCTTCGGGGGCGATAGATGCCGAGAGTGTTCCCCCTGCGTTTGCGTTGGCTGCTTCGAGGTTTTTCTTCGCAAGTTCGATGACCCGTTCAATCCATTTGACCAGCACGTCATGGGTTGGCGACTTGCCTCCGCCTTTGGGGCCGACGACTGAACCAATCCCCTCCAAAGCGGTTTGGTCGATGCCCTTCATCGAACCGCTGCCGAACTTACCTACGGGCTTGCCATTGGCGAGGATGGTTGTTTCCATGTGGGTAAATGTCCCCCGTGCTGGAATGTGTCTATCTGCGTCTCGCTCGCTCCGCTTCCATCCTCTCTGCCTCCAAGATGTCGTGAATCAGGAGCGCATAGTTCAAGAACTCCACCGCCTTCATCGCAAAGATGGCATCGAATTTCAGTACGTCCTTATTTGCCATCCTCCACACCACCATCAGCCATCCGTAGCCAGCGAGAGGGCTTACGTCAACTCCCCTGCCTTCGTCATCAGGTGCTTGGAATAGTCGCTCAAAACTTTCAAGTAGGGTTCGGAACTTAGCAAAAAAAAACTGACAACCCCCCAAACATCGCCCACCTTGGCGTGTTTCTTCATTAGTTCGGCCCGCTCCGCATGGGCAGCCCCGTCGTACTTTTTCGGGAAGAACCCGAATAGACCGCCCTCCCTGCACAGGGTCGCCATGATGCGGTGGAGGTTCTGCAGGAGTTGCTTCTCGTCGGTCGTGTTTGCGTCCATCAGTTCAATCAACTGCCCAGCGGTCAACTCATCCGTGAACACCGTTGGGATCCACCACTTGCCCCCTGCTTTGAACTTTCGCTTGTAACCCAACGCAGGCAATGCGTTCCACTCGCTGATAATGGCCTTGTAACGCTTTAGGACGCTCTTGGCGGGCATTTCTCTCACGAACGATATATCGACCCCCTCAACGATTGCGACGACCCCTACACGCTTGTCGTAGTCCCCCAGCACGCTGCTGAACTCAATGGCTCCGATGCGTTGGAACTGGTCGATGGTGAGGTCTTGGAGTTTCATAACTTGACAATCCAAGAGGTGTCGGTGAAGTATTGCAGGGGTTCACCGAGGCAGTCCATGACCGCCTTCAAGACTTCGGGCATATACGAGTCGTGTCCTGCAATGTAACCGCCCGGCTTGACCTTGGGCTTCCAAGCATTAATGTCTTCCACGACCGAGGCGTAGGAATGGTCAGCGTCAACGTACACAAAGTCAAGAGAGCCATCGGCATATTGCTTGGATGCCTCAACGCTGGTCATCTTGACCTTGGCGATGTTGGGGTAGTTCAGGCGCATCAGGTCGAACATCTGCTCGGCTGGCATCGTGCCACCGAAGTCCCAAGTGTCAACGCAATGCAGTTCTCCGCAATGCAGGGCGATGACCTGACTGCTCACCCCCGAAAAAGAACCGACCTCCACGCACTTGTCCGTGGGCTTGAGGTACTTTTGGCAAAGGTCAATGAGGCCATCCACCCGGTTGTTGCCCGAATGGTAGTCAATGGGCAGGAAGTACATCCGTGGGGTGTTGCGTAGAACGTCGAGTTGTTTCATCGCTTAAAGAGGGTTTTAATGTTGGTGCTTCCGTGCTTGTAATTGTTCGTTAGGTGGAACACCTTGCAATGGTCCGCAAGTTCGCCCTGCTCCGTGAACTCCAGCATCGGCTTCAAGCCAAGCGACCAAATCGGGAAGGACGCAAGGCTCTCCCTGAATAGACCGTTGTCAGGGATTTTGTCGAGTTCTTCGGGGCTGCGGGTCAGCACCTCCTTGAGCCTCTTAACGCTGAACATCCAAAAGGCGTGGTAATTGATGAAGAAGGGCAGGCTCACATAGTCCTTGCCGTTGTACTGACACCAAACCGAACTGGGCAGGACCTCGTTCACGTCAGGAGTGCATTCGCCTTCCTTGTCGTCGTAGGTTTCAATGCGAGTGAAGGATGGGTACAAGCCATCGGCAAACATCGAATCGAACCGCTCCGTGAAGTTGACGAAGCCCTCCTTGGGCAGCATCATGTCGTCCTCGAAGTAGGCCACCCAGTCAAAGTACTTGTAGGTTTCCTTGATGCGAGTCCGATGGACCGCAGTCAGCATCCAAGGGTGTGAGAGTTGCGTGTGAGCGTGAACCGTTACGGGTTGGTCCGCAAGTAGCCCCACGACTTCGGGGTCGTTGGTGTCCACGAAGATATCGGCCTGCACCGGATATGACTTGATGGCCTCAATGACCCGGATGAGGTTTGGCAGCCTTTCGGGGTTGTGATGGTAGGCGATGTTTGCGAGTAGTTTCATTTCAAAAAGTTACAACGAATTTTTCAGGTGAAGGCCAGCCGGGATTGGTGTCAAAGACCTTGGTGTCGGGTTTCTTGCCTATCCAATGCTCGGCTTGATAGCGTTGTTCACGTACTGGTTCGCCCAGTTCCTTGATGTGGCTTGACTTAGCCCACCAAAAGTTCCCGGCAAAGTAGGGGTAGCCGTCGGGGTTGTTTTGGTCAGCCATGTGAGGGAACTGCTCTTTGGTAATCCAATGGCAGCCGACTGCATCCACGCCTTCGAGCAGTTGCATGGACCGCTCCCATGCTACCACGTTGAAGAATAGCATGGACCTGCCCCAAAGTTGGGTGGTCAAGGATGGATTCGCAGCCCCCTTCGTGTGGGCGTACAGGTAGACGGCTTCTTCCTCTTGGCTTGCCCGGTACATCTCGGTAAGGGTCGCCTGCTCCCAAGCGTTGGTCCGGGTTACTACGACCTTGACCTTATCGGCCACCATCGAGTTCTCCAGCACCTCCTTGACCGCTTTGCGTTGTTCGGGTGGACCGACGATGCCTACACGAATTTCGTCCAAGACATTGATGAGACCATAGTTGCAGACCGCCATCATGTGCTGGTTGAGGATCAACTGCCAATTCCCTCCGCAATAGATGTGGTAGTAGTGAACGACTTTCATAAGGTCCAAAGGAGGGTTAGAAGGGTGATGATGAAGAAAACGGCTGCAACCGCTTTGCCGATTTCAATGATCAGGTCAAGGATGCGTTCCGTGTTCATTTAAGCAGCAAGGTTGTTCTTTCTTTAAGCAGCAAGGTTATTCTTTCGTCTAAAACTTTGTGATAGGTTTTCATTGCTTCAAGTTGAGCATTAAGAAGTCCAAACGCAATTTTATCCATTGATTCAGCCTTATCGCTTTGAATAAAATGCTCAAGTTTAGTCATTTTTATGTAAAGTCCATCTCTTTCGTCTAATAGCCGCACGACAAAATCTCTCATATTGTTTGGGGTTTGATGCCCCAAAGTTAAACCACAACATACTTCCCTGAGTTACTGACCCGTAACTTGTTAAGGGCCACATAACGCATCGCATCGCAGGCGTGGTTGAACGAGTCAATCGGGACACCCGTGTTCTTGCCCTCCTTGTCGGTTGCCCAAGTGTAGGACCGCAGTTCCTTGATGAGGTTGGTGGAGTCCTTGGTTACCTGCAATTTAAAGCGTTTCAGGATGTCTATCCCGTTCCTGACCGAATCGGGGCCTTTCTCCGCTGGCTTGATGTTGAAGCCAAGTCGGTAGATTTCCTCGATGCTTTTGGGTTCTGCTGAATCCGCCACGATCTCCCAAGCCCTTGTAATGCCCAGCGTCCGCAACTTGTCTGCGATGTCTTGGTTGGTCAGGCCCGTGGAGTAGAGCAGTTCCTGAATCAGCAGGCAGTCCCCTTGGCGGTAGATGGCGACCAAGGCCGTAGGGTCGTTGCTAAAGCCCCAGTCAAGCCCCAAGGCGACGAATTTCGCACGGCTGACATCGATACCCTCCACGACCTCGAAGTCCTCGTATATCGCACCCTGAAGCGTCCCTACCTGACCGAGGCCGTAGACCTTCCACCAGTTCGCCCAATAGGCAGACGTTTCGGCTTTGGTGCGGTTTAGTTCGATGTCCCGCTTGATGGTATCAGGCAGGGCCTCGTTGTCCTGATAGGTCAGGATGAGCAGTTCGGAATCGTCCTCACGCAAGACCTCGGTATGCGCCCAGAACTCATGCGTCGGGTTGAAGTCGATGTAGATGGCCTCGCTGGTTCTGATAGCCAACT